CACAACACCCCTCACAGTACAACACACACACACACACACACACACACACACACACACACACACACACACACACACTCCTCACTGCTGCAGTATAGGAGCACAACATGTCCTTCACCATCCCAACTGTCACTGGTTGGTCCAACTTCTGGGGCAACACACCCAATGCGTACCAACCACGCTTCGCACGTAGCAGCACAGAGCGTATGCTATCTCTGCAACTTGCCACCAAGGGCAATCGCACTATACGTGCAATAATGCGTGCACTCAATGGTGCTGCCCCTGGTGCCAACGCAACTGCGCAGTATGCACGTGTACAGGCAGGTGCTCCACTGACGCAGCAGAATGGTGGTCTGCGTGTTGTAGAGACTCGTGTTGACTACAACGCAAACACCACGGCAGCCGATCAGGCTGTTATCAACGCACGCATCTACGACCAACTGTCCAACGCTGCACCGGCTACTTACCCAGTCAACCTCGGTGGTGATGTCAACCGTCGGAGAGCACCACTGTGAGTGACGTGTTGCAACAGACTCCACAGCAGATTGCTGCCTTGGCTGCACAAATGGTGCGCAGCCAAGGTACACCAATGACACCAGAGAACTTGAACCGTGCAATGCTCGCACTTATCCGTGGTGAGCAGAGCACAGAGTTCAGCATGGACAATGCTGTTGATCGGCTTGCTGAACGTACTGCACGTCGTGGCAGGAGTGCACGCTCACTGCCCATGCCTCCGCCAGCAACTCCACAAGAGGATGCTGCTCAGCCTGTAGCAGCACCAAGAAGTGAGTATGATGATGCGGAGATGCCACAGTTTGCGGACACACCGCAATCTGCTGAACTGCCGCCGCCTCCTCCTCCTCCTCCTCCTCCTCCTCCTCCTCCTCCTCGTACTGCACGTCAAGCATTGATAGCAGCCACACCAGAGTTGGCTGATCCATCATCTCTTGCAATACTGCCATTGCCTGCCACACTTGCACTGATGGCTCCACGTCTTGGTGTAACGTTGCAACGGCGTGCATTGCAGCAAATGGCGCGTGGCGGAGATAATAGGCTGCCACCTCCTGCTGCAAGTGCCGCAGTACCACGCATCAATGGACCAAGCGGTAATGGCAGTGGTGGTGCCCAAGTTGCGTTGCCTGCTCCTACTGCACAACCTGCTGTACAACCTACACCTATTGCACAGCCTGCCGCACAGCCTGCTGCACAAACTCCTACTCCTCGACGACAAGTCAGCGAGACAGCAGGTCAGCATCGCCAAGAAGTGCGTGAGAACACTGCACAAGCACGCATTGAAGCACGTGAAGCACGCCGCATTGCTGCTGAGCAGCGTAGGCAACGTGCTAGAGGCAATCCTGGTACACGGGCTGTACGTCCCGTTGAGGAGTAACAGTTGACTCTTCCACTTCCTGGTACACCATTGATGGTGGACGGCAGCATTGTGCAGCCGTCCCCTGCTGCTTCATTTGAACGTATCAGTGTGCCCTCAATGCGTGAGGCGCAACGTCTAGTTGCTAGCACACGTCGCAAACTGATTGACTTACCGGGCACACCGCAACAGTTGACTGTATATGGAGCCATCATTGCGTACACGGCGAGCGGCATCTCTGATGCAGAGATTGGTGTGGCGCTTGGCATTAGTGCAGAACAAGTTGCACAAATCAAACGCACTCCGGCGTATCAGTCAATGGAGCATTCAGTCATTGAAGCAGCACGCCGTGTTGCTGAGAATGAGGTGCAGCAGATACTGGCAAGCAAGGAGAAGAAGGCTGCCACACGATTGACAGAGTTGGTGGACAGTGTTGATGAGAAAGTAGCACTGACTGCTGCACGTGATGTGCTGGACCGTCGAGGACATAGGCCAACAGAGAAGGTTGACATACGTCAACAGATGGAGTCCACATTCCGCATTGTGGTAGAGGACCGGCGTAACATCCCAGAGTTGCAAAACATCATTGACATGGAGAAGTGACATGGCGACTGTTCCTGACCTAGCGCGACCGTCAGAACCACTCGACCGTCCACTGTCGTCTCCCAACCGCACAGTCACTGCATCACCGCTTGGTGCGGAAACACCGCAGTATCGTGGAGAGTTGGTTGTGTCAAGTGCTGATGGCACCATGTATGTAGCACTTGGCACTACCAACACCAGTTGGGCTGTTGTGTCGTTGGTGACGTGATGCATTGGCTTCTAGGCCAACTAGGACTGCGTAGTCCTGCAGCACTTGCTAATGCAGACTTCCGCAACAATGTGCTGCCGCCGGGCGTCACGTTTTCGCGCGCGAGCGGCGGGACGTATTTCAACAGCAGTGGCACGTTGGTTGAAGTCGGGACGAATGTCCCACGCTTTGATCACACGCTGAGCGGTGCACCGCTTGGGCTGCTGATCGAGTCGAGTGCAACAAATCTAGTACCGAACTCCCGTGGCGAGAATGCAGTGACAGGTGTGCTTGGCGCGGGCGGCGCACTGCCAACTTGGTGGGCAAACCCCAACAATGTGACGGGCATCACTTTAGAAGTGATAACACCCAATGCGGTAAGGTTTGGCATTCCCGGCGTTGTGCTGCGTCTGTTTGGCACGGCAGCAAATAGCGGCACTTATAGGATTCGTTGTCACCACGTGACCGTTCTAACAGGTATCGCAACGATTACGTTTTCCGCATATTTGCGTCGGGAGGTAAGCAGCGGGTTCACACCTCAGACGCAGTGGTGCATAGGCACTCAGGCTGAGCTCCCGCCGGTGCTAAACCCAGTGCCTGCCATAAACCAACTTGTTCTTGGTGCACTAACAATAGAATATACATCTTCGCAGGATCGCGTAACAACATTGTGGATTCCACTTGATGCGGGTAACTCTATAGACGAGACTTTCTTTTTTGGCGCGCCACAGATGGCCGCAGAGAACGCGCCATCGTCACGCATCTTCCCGCCGTCTGGCTCTCCGGCCACCTCCACACGCGCAGCCGAGACCGTGACGCTGGCGGCGGCCAATGGCACCTACGACGTGCTAGTGCAGGACACTGCTGGCGGTGAGTGGCGCGCGGGCGAAGTCGTGACGGGCGGCTCTTACACCATCACGCCGCGCAGCGGGCAGCGTCACGTTCGCCGTGTGCGGCTCTATGCACCAGGTACAGCAGCAGCGTATCCACAATGGAGTGTGGCAGCATGAGTGAAGCAACTACACGGCAACCAGCCACACGACTGCCTGAACGGCAAGCGGTCGAGAAGGGCGTCATTGTGATAGACGATGGTGCATGGTTTGAATATGCATTGTCTGCGTCACCTGACGATGCACGCCATTGGCTGCAACTGCCAGAGACTGCAAACATTCACGTGATTGGCCCATGGGTAGGTGCGCTTGAAGAAGGCGAGCCTGAGCGTGCTGTGATGATTGTGCGCTCTCCTGTTGAGTTGAGCATCCCCACAGGCTTCAAACTGTTCGACCCACAAGCAGCACGTGGGCTGCTTGGTGTGTTTGCTGGCTGCTGATCGTGTCACAGGAGTGCTAGCATGACTAGCAACATCAAGATTACTGAACTTCCTGCCGCTGCGGCACTCACCGGTGCAGAACAGTTGCCTGCAGTGCAAGGAGGCATCACCAAGCGCACAACTGTTGACGACATTGTACTGCACGGCATCAGCAGCAATCAGTTAGCAGCAGCAGGGCCTGTTGAAACTTCTGGACTTACTGTCACGTCTGGATGCCTTGTTGGCCGTTCATCTTCAGGTGTGGGGCCTATACAAGAAATCACAGTGGGTGCAGGGCTGAGTATCACTGGTGGACAGTTGCAAGCAACAGTCGCTAACGCTTACCCGGCGACTGGTGGACTGCTCAACGGCACACTCATCTTGCAACCAGGAACAACCTCAGCGCCGTCGCTACAGTTCAACAATGATGCTAACACAGGGCTCTATCATGCGTCTGGTGACACATTTGGTCTAGTAACTGGTGGTGCAGAGCGTGTGCGGATTGCAAATGCTGAGGTTACAGTCAACACTTCACTTGTAGTAGATGCTAGTGCCAGAGCACGCGGCGACCTGCGCGTTGACCGCGCAGACACTAACAGCGAAGGCGGTCGGCTGATCTCGCGCCGCGCCAGTGACAACGCAGATGGGTATTATTGGCAAACGTTCGGGTCAGGCAGCACGCCAACGTTCCGGCTGGTGCGGGCGTTTGGCACGCCTGCGCAAATGTTGAGCATCAGCGACAGCGGTGCCGTCACGGTAACTGGGCCGTTGACGTTGCCTGCTTCCAACCCGACCGATCCCAACCACGCCACACGCAAAGCATATGTTGATGCTGGTGATCGGTGGGTCACGCTCGTTGATGCTGACATCGCAAATAGTGCGGTGATTGATGTCACTGGGTTCAGTTTGGCGGACTATCACTTGGTGGTGGCCAACCTGTTCAATGTATTGCCTACTGGCACCGCTACAGGTGACACTACTTTGCAGGCTTACCGTGGAGGGTCTCTTGTAACAACTGGTTATTCGTTTGTGCGGTTTGCATACTCGCAAAATGCATCAGGCGCTGCTGCTTCTTCCAATCAATCCAGTCATTCAATCACGTCTTTTGGTATTAGATCGGAGCGGGTATTGGCGCGCATCAATATATCTCAAACAGCATCTGATCAACTTGCTATTTTGGAAACGGTTGGGTTTTGTCAAGAAAATGCTAACGTCATGTTGGTATTCAATGCGTTCGGCCGCGCCACGAGTGGTTCTGGGTGGGTTGATGGGCTTAGAATCACATTTCCAGTGAGCCTTACTGCAAACGTGGGTCGTCTTGTTGTCATGGGGCTGAAAAAGTCATGATCAAAATCCAGTCCATCAACGCGGCCACGGGCGAGACAGTTGTCCGCGACGCGACCCCCGCCGAGGTTGCTGAGATCGAGGCGCTGCGCAACGCTCCGCCGCCCGTTCCTCATCGCGTGACGCGCCGCCAAGCGCGTCTTGCGCTGCTCAACGCCGGGCTTCTTGATGCTGTAGAGGCCGCCATCGCCAACGCTCCGCCCGCCGTCCGGATCACCTACGAGGACGCAACCGAGTGGTGGCGTGATGATCCGCTCATTGCTTCGCTTTCTGCGTCGCTCGGCCTAACCACCGAACAGGTGGACGATCTGTTTCTACAGGCATCGCGGCTATGAATGACGTTCCAATGAAGGACACTCACAATGAATGAGTTTAGCAAAGGGCTCGTGGCCGCTGCCAACTCTCCAATCCGCGCAGTAATGACTACGGTGATTGGAGGCATCACGTTGACACTGCTTCTGTGGATTGCATCGTTGCTGTCCAACCTAGCATATGTAATCCCAGTATTTGAACGACGCATTACGTCGCTAGAAACGCGACAAGAAGCCATTGGGGACCACATGGCATTGACACGTGAAGCGATCGCAGTATTGCGCCGTGAGGTAGCGTTGATGCAAGAAGAGTTGCGCCTGCTCCGCCGCACTAGACCCAGTGACAACTAACAAGGAGTGGTGAACATGAACCGTGCAGTCATTGAAAGCATTGTTCGTCACGTACTCACAGCAGTTGGTAGCATCCTTGTGTCGCTAGGGTACATCACGCCAGAGGAGGCAGCAACTATGGGTACGGCACTGACAGAGATTGCAGGTGCCGCAGCAGTGCTTATTGGCATCGTGTGGGGTGTGTACGACAAGGTGCGTAAGTGATGTGGCGCGTTATTGTAGTTGCCCCACTACTGGTTGGGTGTGTCACAAGTGACCAAACACAGGACCGCTGCGCGGCTGCACGTAGCATATTGGCTACTTATGATGCAATCAATGCTGCGGCTGAACGTGTGCCAACCAAAAATGAAGCCATCGCTGCAGCGGCTGCACGGGTGTTGGTGGAGACATCATGCGCAAGATAACACACATTGTTATACACTGCAGTGCCACGCCTGAGGGGCGTCCACATACTGCTGCAGACATTGAACGTTGGCATCGTGAGTTGGGATGGGCCAACATTGGCTACCACTACGTCATCCGTCTTGACGGTACAGTAGAGTTGGGACGACCTGTGTCACAAGCAGGTGCCCATGTGAGTGGATACAACACAATCACTATCGGCATCTGCTATGTTGGCGGACTAGACCGCACAACGTGGCGACCCAAGGACACACGGACAGAAGAACAGAAGCGTTCAATGCGCACACTTGTTGTTGCACTGAAGGGCGTGTTCCCTGATGCTGAGGTGCTAGGGCATCGTGACTTCCCAAATGTGCGCAAGGCGTGCCCATGCTTTGACGTGCGTCGGTGGTGGGAGAGTGTGCAGTAGTGGATCGTCCATATGTCATAGTTGCAGGCTCCGCTGCAGAAGCGTTCCACAACAGCCGTAAGAAGATACGGCTGTATGGTGGAGGCTTTGGCAATGGCAAAACAACTGCGGCTGTGGCGGAGGCATTGAAGTTGATCCGTGACTACCCTGGCAGCACAGGGCTAATGGCACGCGCCACGTATCCAAAGTTGAACAGCACACTACGCAGAGAGTTCTTCAAGTGGTGCCCACCATCATGGATCAAGGGCGGTAACAAGAACGACAACACGTGGCAGATGGTCAACGGCACCATTGTTGACTTCCGCTACATTGCACAGAAGTATGGCACTGCTGGTGACAGCAGCAGCAACCTGCTGTCGGCGTCCTATGACTGGATTATCGTTGACCAGATTGAGGACCCAGAGATCGAGTATGCTGACTTCCTGCAGTTGTTTGGTCGCCTGCGCGGCAGCACTAAGTATGCAGGCGATGACCCAACCATGCCTGCTACAGGCCCACGGTTCATGATCCTGACGTGCAACCCTGCACTTGGTTGGGTGTATGATCACATTGTGAAGCCGCTACATGACTTCCGTCGTGGCATTGACAACCCTAACTTGTTGTGTGAGACAGACCTCGACGGTAAGCCGTTGCTAGTGGATGGCAAGAAGGTGCCCATTGTTGACGTGTTCGAGGCGAGCACGTTGGACAATGCACAGAATGTGCCAATAGACTATGTGAAGACACTGCTTGCTACATACACTGGACGCTTCCGTGACCGATACATCTTCGGCAAGTGGGTTGCGTTTGAAGGCACAGTGTACGATGAGTTCGATCCAGTAGTGCATGTACAGCCGCGTAAGTGGTTGCAGGACTACTTGGCTGACATGGAGACGATGGGCTACACGCCCGGTGTGTTGGAGGCATATGACTTTGGCATTGCAGAGCCGTCATGTTATCTGCTGGCAGGCACGGATGATCGGCAGCAGATAATGGTTGTTGACGGCTTCTATGAGTCAGGCCTGTCCATTGAGGAACAGGCTAACCGCATCAAGAAGATACGCGAAGCCAATGGTCTCAATCCCATTGACGACATCCGTGCTGACCCGTCATGCTTCCGGCGCAACAACGCTGCTATGCGTGGTGGAGCACGTTCGGTCGCTGCGATGTTCGCTGATCATGGCATCTTGATGCGTCCGGCATCAAACGCTATCGTTGAAGGCATTATCGTCGTGAAGCAAGCACTTCAACGACGCAACAGCGTTGTATGCCCATTCACGCAACAGCGTGGTGCGCCACGGCTCTACTTCGCTGACCACCTGCGGTTCATTACTGATGAGATGGTGAAGTACCGCTGGAAGCAGCGCAAGGATGGTGAGGAGCAGCGAGACGAGCCTATCGACAAGGACAACCATAGCATGGACTGCTTGCGCTACATGCTGAACGGTCCAATACCACCAGCACGACTGCTTCACCGTAGGCCCGTCAAAGTGCCCCCACAAGTGTTGCGTTGGGGTGAGGGGCCTATTGACGATTACGCTGTAAGCAGCCGCCAACATAGGTATGCATCATGAGTGACAACCTGACTCGCATGCTGGATGAGGAAGCCCCGCTCGGTACGGAGGCTGACCTCGGCCCAGTGTATCGTGTTGACCCCAACACCAAGGTGCTTGTCAGCAAGCACTATGGTAGCCTGTGGAAGGGCCGCATCAGCAGCGCGCGGCGCGCACGGCAGATATTTGAGGACGGTTGGGACGAAGCAACACGCTATTACAACCACAACCAGTGGGAGTATCGCCAGAGAGGCGACAACCGCAGCGGCAATCGCTACCTGTCAGCCCGCCGCAACTCGCAGTGGGCAGAGACAGAGAACATCGTGTACGCCAACATCCGGGCTATCATGCCTGCGGTGTACGCCAAGAACCCAACAGTGGAGATGACGTGTACTGATGAGGAATACAAAGACTACATACACGTTATGGAGGACCTGCTCAACACGTTGGCTGGGTCTGATGTAGCACCAGGTATCAACCTCAAGGTGCACGCCAAGCAAGCAGTGTTGGCTGCTGAGTTGCACAACCTTGCATGGCTGCGTTACGGCTACACTGAACGCAATAGCAGCATCGAGGAGGCACAAGCAGAACTTGTAACCCTCACTGCGGAGTTGGAGAAGGCAGAGGATGCCAAGACTATCCGTGAGATTGAGGGCAAGATCATGGCCCTTGAGGAGACGCTCGACGTGCTGCAGCCTGCTGGGCCATTTGTGTGCTTTGAACCTGCACACAATGTGCTAGTTGACCCTGATGCACGTTCGCCAGACTTCAGCGATGCCATGTGGATGGCATTGCGTTGTGTGTACCCGACTGCATACCTCAATGCCAAGTATGGCAAGAAGGGTGAAGATGGTCAGGTGCAGTCACTGTACAAGCCTACGCATGTGCTGACTGCATCGTCGGGTGGTACAGACGATGACAACTTCCTTGAAGTTGGCAAGGACGTGGAAGCACACCAGTACGGCTACAGTGACACGCAGCAACTTGCCAAGGCATTCCGCACAGAGTGCTGGATGATTTGGGACAAGGTGACGCGGCGTGTGTTCCTGTATGCCAACAACGATTGGACGTGGCCTATATGGGTAGAGCAGGACCCGTATGGCTTGCCCAACTTCTTCCCAATGCGTCCACTGGTGTACAACACCACGCCTATGTCAGCCATGGCACGCAGCCCGGTCACGTACTACCTTGACCAGCAGGATGCCATCAACGAGATCAATGACGAGTACCGCCGTGCTCGACAGGATGTGAAGGAGAACATCCTGTACGATGACAGCATGGATCGTGAGAGTGTTGAGAAGTGGTTGACTGGCAGCAACAACCTTGCACAAGGTGTCAAGATACCTGAAGGCAAGACGCTGCGTGACATGATCCTTGAGAAGCCCAACACGCTACTCAAGGTGTTGCCACTGTTTGACAAGGGGCCATTGTTTGCAGCCATTGATCGCCTTAGTGGTGTGTCTGACGTGCTACGCAATGCACAGTTCAAGACCAACACTACCAACAAGGCAATCGAGAACTACAACAGCGTCACCGCGATGCGGTTGGACGAGAAGATTGATGCCATTGAGGATTTCTTTGGCAAGGTGTTCTATGACTTAGCGTTCCTTGTTGGGCAGTTCATGACGCCCAATGACGTAGAGAATGTGCTTGGAGCAGACAAAGCAGCCAAGTGGAGGCAGTACCCTCCGTCAGAGTTGCGCCGTATTCTGCGTTGTCGTGTGGTTGGCGGTTCCACACAGAAGCCAACCAGTGAGGCTAAGAAGCAGCAAGCACTACAACTTGCAGACATCCTGTCCAAGTTTGTAGAGATGGCACCTTCGGTGGTCATTGGTGTCATCATGGACCTGTTCGATGAAGCCTTTGATGAACTGCATCTGCCACCTGATGCGTTCCAAAGGATCAAGGAAGAGGCCACGATGGCACTGCAACGTGGCAACAATGCTCCGCCTAATGGCGGACCCAGCATCACGTCCGATAGCACAGATGTTGCTGCACAGATTGACGCACTTCCTGAGGAAGCACGTCAGGCTCTAGGCTTGGCCTTGTCTAGAGGGGCATCGCTTAGAGAAGCGCTGCCTATGATACTACAGGCTCAACAGGGTAACTCAGGAGAACTGCAATGAGTGGTACGTTTGACGACAAGTTGGCCGACACGTTTGGACTCAATGATGAGGACAAGCGTGAGGAGTCGGAGCAGACAACCAATGAAGCGCCGCAGAGTGAGGACACCAGCACTACCACCAGTGATGCTGAGACTGCTGCGCCCGCACAACCCACCAAGCCCGACAAAGGCAAAAAGGGTGCAGACACTGCTAGTGCAGAGCCTAACACGCAGCAATCCAGTGGAGATGCAAATCTCCGTGGCGCTGCTCAACGCTTCCATGGCAACTGGCAGCGAGCGCAGCGAGAGTTAGAGCGTGTGTCGCGTGAGTTGGAAACTACACGCGCGGAGTTGGAAGGTCTGCGTACTGCTGCACAACTGCCTACACAACTCGGGTTGACTCCCAACGAAGCCACCATGGGCATGCAGATGATTGCGCACTTCAAGCGCGATCCTGTGGGGGCTGCAAAAGAGGTACTTGCGCAGGTCCTGGCAGCAGGTATCAATATAGAGGACCTCGTTGGCAGCATCAATGCTTCGGCAATCCAGAAGATGCTGGACAACACGGTACGGCCGCTCACTGAGGCGCAGCAGCGCCAGCAGCGCGAAGCGGAAACGCAACGCGCGGTGCAGGAAGCAGTTGAGCGAGAGCGTGAAGCAGTGCTTGCACGCTTCCCTTGGGCCGCGGTTCACGATGAGGAAGTGGCCGATATCATGGATGCCTTTGAAGAGGCAGGCCACGATATCTCATACCGCGAGGCGGTGCTTGAACTTCAAGCATATGCGCTACAGAACAATCTCGATCTATCGAAACCGCTGCGTCCGCAACTGGCAGCACGTCATGCAGCACGTCAGCCGGTAAGCAACGCGCGAGGTCCGGTGCGAACCAATGCACCGACTACGATGGAACCGCGCCGAGCAGCACTGTCAGCAGATGCCTCGACGCGCGATATTGTCCGTGAAGCAATGCGTGAAGCAGGTCTAACCCCTCCGGAGTAAGTGAACGATGGCTATCAACTCACAGTTCGCTGCTGGTGGCACGCTTGACACCATTATCAACTCGATGATGGACAAGTCCCGCCGCAAACTCATCATGGCATCCGCCAAGAGCAATGCGCTCTATGCATGGTGTGTTGCCAACGACCGCGTTGAGAAGGAGAATGGTGGTGCCAACATCACCAACCCGCTCACCGTTGGTCGCAACCCCAACATCACGTCGTACCAGTACTACGATGAACTGCCTGTGGCGCAGACCAGTGAGTTCACCACGGTCGGCTACGGGTGGTCGCGTGTTGCTGGCACAATGATCATCAGCAACCAAGAGATTGACGAGAACACTGGCGAAGCAGCAATCTTCAAACTGCTCACTGCAAAGATGGACGTGCTCATTGAGTCCATCAAGGAGTTGTTCTCGTCGTATCTGTATGGTGCTGGTGCAGGCATTGACCCGCTCGGCCTGCAGGCACTCATTGCAGATGACCCGACCACTGGGGTGCTTGGTGGGCTGTCGCGTGCTGCGGAGCAGCAGTGGCGTACATCGTCGTACAACTTTGCTGGCGGCCTTGACGCGACCAACATTGAAGAGGCGTTCGACGACATCCTCATGGACCTCAAGTTCAAGGAGGACAAGCCGGACCTTATCCTTGTTGGTCGCAACATCTATCGCACCTACCGTCAGGCGGTGCGTGACAAGATCATGATCACTATGGACTCGTCCAGCAAGGGCAAGGCCATGTATGATCTTGGCTTTGAGGGTGTGATGCACAATGGCATCACCATGATGTACGACGAGGACTGCCCGGTTGACCGTGCGTACTTCATCAACAGCAAGTACTTGCGGACACACATCCTCAACGGTGTGAACATGAAGGTTGTCAACCTCACGGCACCATGGACCACTGATGCCATCGGTCGTCGTGTTGTGTGGCAAGGGCAGTTCTGTGTGTGGAAGTGCTTCCGTACGCACGCTGTCCTTCGGAATGAGGTGTGATATGCAGACTACTCGTAAGGTGCGACCTGCCTTCACCATCAAGCGCCGTGAGAATGTGACCCGTACTGTGGTCAACATGCGGTATGTCAAGGCAAAGGGCGAAACGAAGGGCAAGTTTGTCCGTGAGGAAGTCACGGAGAGACTGCCTGAGGTGTTCGACGTGTACTTCCCGCAGGGACACTCCATCCGTGTTGACAGTCGTGAGCGGCTTGCCGCGCTTGGGCTGGTGGACAACCCAGACCTGATTGACATGAACACGGGTGAAGTGATCGCCAAGTCGGAGACGCTCGATCTAGAGCAGTTCGTTGCCCGCAACACCCGCAATGCTGACCCTTTTGTTGATGGAGTGACGCCATGACTCGACGTGTTGGACAGTTTCGTCCGACTTACACCAGTGTTCGTGTCCCGAACATGACTTACGTTGCAGGCATTGAGGGTGATGACCTGCTCCGTGTGTCGTTTGGTGCACCTCCCGCACTGAATGCTACAGGGTTCCTTGCAGCGCAGTCTATTGCGACTGCTGGTGGTACAGACATTCCCCTCACCGCTGCAAGGTTCAATGCCTTGGCACCGTTTGGGCGTTGTCTGCGATACGTGGCATCTGCTGCTGCAACCAGCACAGTCACTGTGACTGGCCGCGACTACCTTGGGCAGCGAGTGCGGGAGCAGATCACCCTCAACGGTACCACTGCGGTGAATGGTCTCAAAGCGTTCAGGTTTGTGGACCGCATTGATTGGGGTGCCACTGCTGGTGTCACCATTGACGTTGGTTGGCGCGACGCGCTTGGACTGCCCTTCCGTGCATTCCAGATGACCGCCGAGACCAAGAATGGTGCTGCTTCTGCCAACGCTGGCACATTCACTGCAGGGTTGGCAGCCGGTACTACACCCACCATCAGCAACGGTGACGTGCGTGGTACCTATCTCCCTGTGACCGTGATCCCCAACGGTACAAATACGTTCGACATCCTGGTCATTGTTGACCGGTCGAACCTGCATGGTCCGGCACACTTTGCCTGATCATGCTGACTAGCGTAAGTCTCCCTGGGTGAACCCAACTTGGCCGTGCAGGGCAACCTGCACGGTCCTTTTGGAGATAACGCATGCCGTTCCGTACTGTGCCTGACTTGACACAACGCATCATACGTAAGTTGCGGCAAGTGCCGGGGCTAGGCACGCAGTTGTACAGCGAAGACTATATCGCTGAGTTGATTGAAGAGGTGTATGGGATGGTCCGCACTGATCGGTGGTGGGACCATCTCATGTCATGGCACACACGTGTGTTGGATGGAACTACTGGGCAAGTGACTGTAGCGCTGCCTGCGCTGCGTGAAGGGTTCCGTGATATTCGAGAGGTGCGGTATGGGCGTGACTCGTTCCCATTGCCGCAACTCGGTGCAGGCGTGTCGCCTCCACAGTTGGTGACTGCTGGTACCCGTCCACGGTTCATCGAACCACTACCAGTGACGCATCCTAACTATGCAACTAGGGTGTTCCGTGTACACCCACTGAACGCAGTGACACCTGCAGGTTCAGAGTTGCACATTCATCTGCGGTCCGACCCACCGAACTTGTTTGTAAATGACAATGTACCAGTGCCATTTGATGACATCTGCCTCATCAATGGTGTGGTGGTGCGGTATGCAGCATCTGACAGTGCCAACGTTGCAGAAGTAGAAGTTGCGCAGCGTACGTTCATAGACCGACTGGATCAGTTGCGGCGTATGCATGACAATGCTGCGTTGGCACTCGACCCACGTGCCCCGTATGGCACAGACCAATGGCATGAAAGATGGTAACGCGCAACCTCATCAGGCCAACCAACCGACTGGTCACACGCACAGCGCGTGACTTTAGTGGTGGGTTGAATACTGAGGACAGTGCGCTCAACCTGCCGAGCAAGTTCCTCATTGATGCGCGCAACATCCTTGTCACTACACAAGGTGTAGCGCACATCCGTTACGGCACACACGAAGTAGCACGTATTCCTGACGTTGATGAACAACTCATCGCATGTGAGTTCTTCAACAACGCGATCATTGCAGTATCTCGCAAAGGCAAAGTGTGGCGCATCACTCGTGGTGGTGATGTAAGTCTGTTGTGGGATGAAGCCATTGCGCAAAGCCGTCCTGGGTCGCCTAATGGTTGGGGCACCACAGAGTATGCAGAGTTCACACAGTTTGCTGGTGAGTTGATCATCGTCAATGGCATTGACAAACCACTCGTTGTCAATGCATTCAACCAAGTCAACTACCTGCAGGACCTGGGCACGGGCAGCAATGTGAATGTGCCTCGTGCACGTCATTGCACAACATTCAATGACTACCTAGTACTTGCAGGCACGCAGTTTGAGCCTGACACGCTGTTCATTGGAGCCAAAGGCACGGCGGGCACGTTCTTCGATGACCCACCACCAAATGATGCAACCAACTTCCCATGCAGTCAGTACGTAGATATTGGCGCGCCAGTCATTCGTGCGGTGTCATCGTTCCGTGACCGGTTGTTGGTGTTCTTCGATGAACAGGTGCTGATCATCAAACTGGGTGAGTACCAGAACAACAACCATGTGCCAGAAGTAGAGGACCGACTGCAAGGCATTGGTGCATTGTCTGGGCGTTGTGTCGTACCACTTGGTGATGACGTAGTGGTATTGTCACGCCTCGGCGTGGAGAGCATGAAGCGCACCATCATCACAGGTCAGTTCTCACCAAAGCGTGTCAGCACAAACATTGACACCACGATGCAGCGTGCCATACGGCGGCTCGACAACGCTACACTAGTACATAATGTGTTCGCGGTTCACAACCGCATTGATGGGCACGTGATGTTCTTCCTGCCTAAGGTCAACAACGTGGTGCCGTCTACAGACAACAACGTGTACACACTCATCAAAGATGGCGTCACACCCGCTGACCGGTGGGGATACTTGGACAACATGCCCTACCGTGCTGCGTGCCAGAGTGGGGCAGGTGAGATATTCTTTGTTGAAGGCCACACGGTGTGGAGGTACTCCAACACAGGCAATGTGCTGTTCCCTTACCGTGACAAGGCGCTTCCTAACGAAGAAGCATGGAGTGACGGCACACTGTTTGGTGACGGCAAGGGCTGGCGTGGAACAGGGTTGACTGGTGGTACGGCCATCCCGTTTAGGTTGCGAACGCCTTGGCTAGACTTCGGCAATCCCATGCAAACCAAGTGCTCACGGTATATGATGTTGGAGTGCATGGCAGGCCCACCGCCTAACACGCAACTCACTGTTCGTATGTACATTGACCTCATTGAACCTGAGGCGTTGTCTAGTACGTTTGAAGTGACAGCAACTCCTGCTGGTCCTGACACCAACTTGCTAGGCACGGAAGCAAGCGACACTGTGGACACGGAGTCGGACGTGCCGATATCCATTGGTGGCCTTGGTGGCAACGTGGTACAAGCAAACGCTCCTACCAACAACATGCAGTTGTACAACTGGCCGAGTAAGTTCCGTCGTGCCTCCTTTGAGTTTGAAGGCAATGCCGTGACGTACTTTGCCTTGGCTAGTATCAATGTTGCATTCATCCCTGGAGGCGTGCGCCGATGACTAGCGCTATCAACCCAGCAGTCATTATTGACAATGTGCCTGTCTCTAAGTCGGCAGTGCGCAACCAGTTGGCACACGCTCGTGATGAAATCACTGAGTTGCAGCGACTACTGGTCAAGCAAACCACACAATCATCGCCAACAGCGTATGCACTCACGTTCACTGAAACTATCGCGTACGCTAACGGTCAAGTGTTCCGCATGCGGCTGAACGCTTCGGCATCTGTGTCGGCCACTACGGTAACACTGAATGTCAACAACCAGGGTGCAACGCCTATTCGTGAGTGGAATGGGACATCTCTAGTAGATGTGCCAGGATGGCGGTTTGTTGCCGATGCTGTCATGACTGTGGTGTACAACACCACTGCGTCATGCTTCATGCTCATTGACACATCCCATCCGGCTGTAGGCAAGTTTGTGCTACGCAGGTTGTCTGGCACGTCTGTCACCGTGTTGGAAGTGCCTAACTTGCCAGCACGTCCAACCATTGACTTTGAGATTGACCAGTTCATGCCGGCTACTGCAGGACAGGACTTGCTGCTGCAGGTGTCAACTGACAACGGCGCAACCTACCTCACCACTGACTACCTATACTCAAACCAAGTACTGAATAATACTGCATCTGCATACGAGGGTAGCAGCACTGCATCAGGATGGAAACTAGCAGGACCGATCCCTGTTGCGTCACCACAGTACTTCAACGGTTCGGTGCGACTGTTCACTGGTGTTACCTCATCAGGGATTGCAGGGGCACAGTCTGCACAGTGGACTACACGCGCACTGCATGCAGCTGATGGCTGGAACCACCGTCAAGGCACTGGACATCGCAGTTCTAGCACAGTCATCAATGCTGTTCGCTTTGTGCTGAGTGGTGGTGCAGCATTCACAATGTCTGCCAATGTGATCTTGTGATGGAGGCTTGACATGAGTTGGCTGTCAAAACTGCTTCGTGGTGGACGTTCCAAGTCAGCGCCTCCACGTGAGAGTGAGGCAGAGATTGCTGAGCGCCTTCGTCGTGAGCGTGAAGCAGCAGACCGTGCGCTGCGCAATGAGCGACTGCCGCTGGCAATCGAGGACACTCGACGTCTTGCTGCTGACATGCTAGCACGTCGAGGCATTCCCGATCAGGACTACTACATGAGCCTGATCGAGCAGGCCCTCAATCGTACAGCACAGGCTGTGCCCGACACTGACACACAGCCTATAAAGTACTTTGGTCCATCACTGGTTGAGGCTGCACTAGAACAAGGTGCACAAGATCGCCGTCAGCGCTTCTTGCGTGATGTGGACACACTGTTTGGTCCTGATGCCGAACGGCAGTACATTCCAGATACTGCAGGACGTGACATCATAGACCGAGTGTTGAACACACAACGCGATGAAGCGTTGAGTGCTATAGACCGTGCTAGGGCACGTGGCAACCTGACCGAGATGGGCATGTCCGGAGCACTGCAGCGGATTGGTGAGTTGGAGAAAGCAGGCAGGCAGCAGGCTAGCAGCCTTGTTGCTAACGCACTACAAGGCATTCGTGACGAGTTTGGCAGCATCCGCAACCGTGCTCGCAATGCTGCACAGAGTTACATGCCAGGTGACTCGTTCTCACTTGAACCGTTTGCTGCACAGAAGCAGTCATTCCTTGACACACTGAATGAGCGCATCCCTGGTGCAGCATACAATGCGTTGGCGGGCCAGTCCTTCTTTGACATTGGCGACATCCTAACACGTGGTGGCCGACTGCAGGGCGCACAGAACCCACGCATAGCGGCGTTCGTGCCTCCACAACGCAGTGGTAGCGAAGAAAGTCGTCGCGGATTGGGGAGCACACTGTAATGCTTGGACTCATTGGTTCAGCAATAAGTCTAGGAGGCTCACTTGCGGGCCTGCTGGGTGGCAACCGTGCTGCCAAAGAGCAGAACCGCATCAACCGTGAGCAACTGGAACTACAACGCGCACTTGGCACGGCAGGCATCACGACAGGTCGTGGTGATCGCATCCGTTTTGTACCTGGCCTAGGCTGGGTACTTGAGCCGTCTGAGGTTGCTGCCAACATTGGACGCGCATCTGATGCTGGTGAGCGGCGAGCGTACACGAGTGATGAGATTGACCGTGTAGAACGCAACCTTGAGACGTTCCGTCGTGGTCGCCTTGCCAGTCTGCTTGCTAATCGCATCATGCGCGAGATGGCAGCACGCAGAGATGACACTGACAGTGTGACTGCAGCACTCGCTGAACAGAACGTTGCTGAGGCAGTAGAAGGCCGCAACAACCTTGCACGGCTGCTTGGCATGAGTGGCATACGGCAAGGGACGTCTGTGCAAGCAGCACTTGATGCACTAGGACGTGGTGCGCAGGCTGGCACACGTACCGCATTGGCACGTGCTCGCCTAATGGGTCCGACGATGGCAATGGAACGGCGAGCAGCACAACGGCAGAGTGACACGGCTGACTTGTCGAGACTGCTGCCCATCGCACGTGACGCAGGCGAGGCATTCCGTGGCCCCAGTCAGGTGTCGCAAGGTCTGGATGCCATGCTCGCTACACGTGGTGGGCAGTCTGCAGGCTTCAATCCGCAGCAAGCACAGTACAGCGCTACTGCATACAACCTGCCAGTTCGCCTGGACCAGTTTGGTGAAGCCCTACGTGGCTTCGGCAGTGTGCTTAACACGTGGCGTAAGCAGAATGCTACACCTACTGTTGGAGCAGGGTACAACCTTGGCAGCATCTTCAACCCAGTTGGTGGGGCGAACGCTGGCGGCTTTCTATTCTAAGGAGCACTAGGCATGTACGATGACGATGACGCTAATGCTAATGTTGTGCCTGTCACTGGCACTGGTCCGCGCACTGCTTACCGTATCCCTATGCCTGACTACCGTGTATTCCAACCTTCTGGGCTAGAGATTACTCTTGGCAACCGCATTGGTGGCAGCGACCCCAACATGCTGGTGGGCTACCGTCTTGGTGCACTAGGAGACCGACTTGCTGCACAAGATGCGTACGCTGACTTCTTGCGCGAAGCCATGCAGCGTCAGCAGCAAGTTGCGGCAATGGCTGATGCCACTGCTAGGCGTGGACAGGATGCACAAGTCACACGTGTTGCGTTGCAGAACCCAACCTATGCATCACTGTTCAACCTGAGTCGTCAACAGATTACGCCTGAAGAGTTGGCTACTATGGGCCAACTGCCTGGGCTGGATGTGCGCAGGCGAGAGGCTGATATTGAGAACACGCTTGCACAGGCAGCACAGAGGCGCGCTGAGGCAGCAAATGCTGGCAGGGATCGCAGCGCGTTTACAATGTCACAGTGGTTTGCTGCAAGCAATAGGTTGTTGCAACTGGAAGCCAATCTGCTTAGGCAAGAGCAGCAACTCCAACAAGCCGCTACTAACGCAGGCCTTACCACACAGCAAATACAGCGCGATGCTCAGGGACGAGTGGTGTTGAGCCAAGATGTCATACGTAGTGCGCCCCCAGGGCATCGTGAGGAACTTGAAAGACTGCAAAACTCTGTAGATACACTACGTGCTGCGATTGCCAATCAGCGTGCATTGCTTGAATCCACTCGCCCTGGTAATGTGCCACTTCCTAGCACGCCTGCAGACTTTGCCCTTCCACCTGCAGCACCAACGGAGACGCCTACACCACCTACTAACGCGCCTGCACCGGCTGCTAGCGCACCTGCACCTGCAACACAACCCAATGTTGCACGTGCTAACCCACCACCGGCCACGCCGAGCACTGGCGGTGCTGCAGCACTGCAAGAGGCAAGGACAGCAGGTCAGGTTGGCAGCGTGGTGAGGGTACTGCCACCTGAACCTGGCAGGCCAGACTATAACCAGATAACTACATACATCATTGGAGAGATAGCAGCAGGCCGACTGCCGCAGGGTTCTAGGTTCCATACGGCTAGGGACGGTAATATCGTGATTGCAAAGCCCAACAGAGAGACTGTCTCTGTCCCATACGATGAAGTGATCGAACGGGCACGTCAATACATGCAGCGGCAACGGCAGCAGCAGCAGTAGAGGCAAACACAATGAGTGACAACGTGCGCATTGGCGCAGGCATGCTGCCTGGGTTGGACTGGCGAGACTTCCGCAACATGCTGCGAGGTGTGACGCAAGTCCCACAGGCACCGTTTGCCATTGCAGGCATGTTCGGCAACGAACGTGCTGCTGACATATCAATGCGCATGGGGGACTTCTTCAACAACCTGCTTGGTACACAGGATGTGTCGTTGACAGAGGACCCACGCGCTGCGCTTGCGCAGATTATTGGTGGCAGTGTAGTAGGTGTGCCTGCTGGCCTCATTCCTCGTGCTGCACAGATTGGTGCTGCGATTGCGCAGGCACCACGCCCTGTGCGTGCTGCAATCAACGTTG